ACCCTTCCACCAAAGGTTTGGACATCTCAGCCATAGCTTTTTTTATTTTATCCCCAAAGTTCTCAACTTGAGCAGACAACAGAGAAAAAGACTCGGCTGATTTATCAACAACCCGTCCGTATTCATCTATTTGCCCCATAGACTGTTTACGGACCTCAGCCACGAAAGCAAGTTGTTTCTCCTCGTCGGATAGAGCCTCTACTGTTTTACCTATAGAAGCCGCATATGTCTTATTCGCTTGTTCTACGGAAACAATAATCCCAAGGTTGTCTAACAAAAGACGAGACGCACGGGCGGTACCTACTATGATGGAGTCGAACATGTATTCGAAGTCTTGCCCGGACTTCAACGCCGCAGCTTGCGCGACTTTCGTAAGTTGGAGAAATGTTTTTTCGTCGATCCCCATCGAAGAGGCCATGTTTGACTTCTTCATCAATTTAGCATCTGATATCAGCCCTTTAGTGGCCTGCCGATACACATCGATACTTTTACCTGCATTAACAAAGAACTGCTCGGCGGCCATTATTTTGGCCCCATCCGAAGCGGCATCATATGCACTCTTTATGGCAGATCCCACCTTTTCCACAACGAATATGGAGGCGGCGGCGGCTGTAGCCAACTCGGAAAAAGCTTTAGAGAACTCCTTCGCTTTCTCGGATTTTATTTTCTCTTCCTCCACAGCTATTTTCTTCAATGCACGAGACACTTCATCCGCGCTTTTAGCGACTGTGACGAATCTCTCGGACAACACCTTACCGTCGTTGTCTAACTTACGGATTACCTTAACGGTCCCGTCGATGTTCTTCGCCATCTCGGTGACGACGGCCCCCACTTTCTCCCCCTTCGAGTTGAGCTTATCCATAACCGCGATCGACGAGTTCATGGCCTTGTTGAACTGTTGGTTATCGGCGATGAGCTTGGCGACGATTTCTTGGGTTAACACTTTAAGGCTCCGAAACGAAAATGGGTGGGGTTAGCCCCACCTGTGAGTATATCACCTAGACCGTCGAGACTTGGCTCCACGTCCCTTGTCTAAAGAAGCTTTTTGTTGTGCGTTTTCGAGCTTGATGAACTCGATCCACATGTAAAACTCCTCAACGTCCATTTCTCTTACGGTTTTTAGTGTGACGCCTAGATACGACCCGACCGCCATTTGCGCCTGTGTTGAACGGTCGTTTTTTAGTTTTTTGCAGTTTCCTGGGCCTCCGCCATCAACTCACCAATCGCCGACACCAACGGGGTGATGATGCCTTGAACGGATTGTGGTTGATTTAAAAGCTCATTCTCGTCGGCCGCGTCAAAGACTCGTTCATTCGTTGATGGGTCGAAAGTACACGCAATAATAGCCTTTAACATCCCTCGGAACTTCGCCTCGTTATCCCCGTCCACCGAGAACTTAAGTGATTCACCCAACGATGGGGACCTAACCTCCACTTCGAAGTCGTTGTCCTCGGAATCCTTCAAAGTAACACGTTTAGATTTTGAGCCCTTCGCGGCCTTCGTTAAAATCTTTTGTCGAATTGGACTAACCATTTTTTAACCTCCGATACCCATAATAAAAGAAAAACGCGGATTTTGCTCCGCGTTTATCTCGACTTGGAATCCCAGGTCCTAAATCAACCGCTCCGACACAGCCGTGAAGATGTGTGGATGTGGGTCGGATTCTTCACATGACACTTTAAAATCTACCGTAGTCTCGACGAGGCCTGCCACCTCGGTGTTGTTCGACATCTTCTCAACGAATCCCAGGGCACGGAAGTGAACTGAGGCTGAGTTTTTCATATCCACGAACACACGAGACCCATTAAACATAGACGTCGCTAAATAGGAAGTATTCGTGGAGCCCGTCAACATATCCATCGACCAAGACACATCCCGTAATCCGAGGGTTTTTTTCTTAAACGGACGAGTCCCCGCCGTGTATACCGTCACGTCTAGGATTTCACGCGTGTCCTCGATGGAATGGGACTTTACTTCTTGAACGGTGTCGACACCCGACGTGAGGTCCAGAGATAAATAAGATCCCACGAACACGGGGGTGGTGACGGGGGTCGGAATCGTGAATTCACCGAATAACAAATCCGCACTCACCGAGGCTGGTGTGATGGTTACGGCGTTAACCGTAATACACCACGTCTGTGTAGGATCCACCACACGGGTGGATGCTGTCGTTATTCGATAGGTCGTTCCGCTCACGAGGGTGGTACCTAAAGAGGTGGCCGTCGTTGGCCCGACGGCTCGGCGGATTACCGCCTGATATCCGGCTAAAGGCATGACGCCCTCCTTTCAGACTAGAACACGGTTCCGATGGAGACAGGATCGATAGAACCTTCAGACTGCAACGAATACTCGACGGTGACCTTATCGCCAACATCGGAGTTGATTTTTTTACTTTCAACCAAGCAAGCAACCATCACACCGATGGTGGTGGCTGATGCAGAAGGGAAGTATTGGACGTATGCGATGGCCCCCGCGGCGTAGCAAGCCGCTAACCGTGCTTGACCTGTATCTGCGGCTTCCAAATCACCACTCAACGACATCGAAATATCTCGAAGTCCAGCGATTCGGCGTCGGATGCTTGAATCCGCCAAATCGGTGATATCCAGCATGTCTCGACCGTCGTCAAAACCACACGAGATAATGCCGTCGGCGTTGGTGTATGTGGCGGACGCGCCCGTGGCGACTGTCACTAATGAGTTAAATCCTGCAATTGCCATCTCGGCACCTCTTTCACTGGGTTGGTGTTATTCTAACACGTTTAAATCGACGTCTCGTAGTAGGCCCGAACCGTAAACACGAATTCGGGTTGTTCTTCATCGTTCTCGCCGAAGGACGACGGGGCGGATTGGAAAGGCTCAATGGAAATATAAGTAGTGGACGCGGTGGACACCGAAGCGGTAGAAGGGCGGTTTAGAGCGTTCCAAACCGTGTCTGCGTGTGATTTAGTCTGTAGGTAGGTCCCAATAGCCCCCCGGACGCGAATTTGCACGTCCGCGCGTTTAAACGTCTTGCGGGCATTGTTTGAGATGAAGGGTTGTGGTTTGAGACCTCCTTGTTCGAAGATAGACACGGCCTTCGCCGGGTATCGATCATTCGCAGGCCGCATCGGACCCACGAACGTAAACGACGAGGAACACGCCGAAGACGCGGCCCCGGGGCCTATTAAATAACTTCGAAGGTCAAGTTCGACGGACATCAACCGACTCCTGATTTGTTCGGGTATTCAGAGGTAGGCACACTCAGTTTTTTACCAAACGCCGAAGCCTCCAACGCCTTTTTTATAGCTTGGTGAAAAGCGGCTTCTTTCTCGTCAATAGATGATTTCAGAAAAAAAGGACGTCCTTGTGCGCCGCCAGATGGGTTCTTGGACTTTTTACCAGGGTGATTAAATTCCTCCGTCTCGTGTTGTACAATTGCATAGTCACTTGCATATCCCATATCAACAGACACTCGACCATTTGAATACGTGATGTCGTCAATATAGGCGGAGTTCCGCAAATCGGACTCCTCTAAAGGCACACGCGTTTGGGACAAATCCATTACCTCGATAGCCACCGATTTTACTGCAGCCTCTACATTGGCGTTTAGATCTATAGCCATAGTTTTAAGCCTACGTTTAAACACCTCAAGTGATTTCGACATCTCAAAAGTCATAGCCACATCTCCACATGGTCGCGGTTGCCATATTCATCAACGGCGAAAGTGACTATTTTTGGACGACGGTATTTATCTTCGCCCGGTATTAAGAATTGTGCTGAACGGGTCTTCGAATACGACAAAGGCCACTCTCCATCCATAATGATGAAGTGCTCGGTTCGCGCCTCTACGACTCCGGACCCCACAGGGATTTCTCGGACATTATTTTCCAAGCGGCACCAATACGTTGCCGTTGACCCCATCAGTTCCTGTCCAGCCTCGTTGATGGAAGCTGAAGACACGTAGGTGATTATTTGTTTTAGCTGTTTCCGTAGTTGTGGGTCCATCACACGTCGTCCGAGAAGTAGTTGGTTGGGTCTTGGGTAGAAGCGTAATCGTCTTGCCCGACGGCTACTGGAGGTAAGATATTATCCGTGTCGGATTTTAGTTCGTCGACGTCGGTTCTGGAAATACCACCCACGTAAGCATCCGCAAGCACAGCCCCTCCGTTGTCTCCACCGGGGAGAGACCCTGGGCCATTAGCCCTGAGGCGTTTTGCCATAGCCGAATAATGTTCCTGCCGTTGTGAGGCGGTGATTCTTAGCGCGCCGTTAACGGTTGAGCACTGCCTCGCATACTTGGAGGCTATTAAATCCGCGCAATCTGCGGCCGCGTAGTTTAACACGGATTGTAAAGAAGCGACCCACCCTATTTCCTCATCTTGTAGTTGTTGATCTGCCTCGTCGGTGTCTCCCACCAATAAACGCAGTTTCGTGGTGGCCGACATGGCGTTCGACGCTGAGGTGAGGAAATAAGGGTTATAGGTCCATGTCATTGTTGTGCTCCGCACTCGTTATTTTACACTAAGAAACGGCATCACCCCCTTCGAGTGCCTTCGAGGCTCGGCCCTTTTTCTGGGCCTTCAAGGTGTTTTCGTTTGAAGCTTGTTCAACTACTTCAGAAACCTCAGCGTCGGTAGGCATTAAAAATCGAGTAGACACGAGGGTGTTGATTCGGATTGACGGGGCCAAGTCGATGACCTGCCCCTTTTGCAAATGCAACTTCCCAGAATAGAACGGTTTGAGCACTTGGAATTTCAAGGGCACCTCCTCGTATAACTCTAGCAGAAATAAAAAAACCCGTCCTATTGCTAAGACGGGCAGCACGTAGTCCGCAGTCTACGTGGAGTCTACTACGCGACGATGTCGTTTAGGAAGCAACCGAGGGCTGATGCAGTGACTTTAACGTCGATGCAGATCTCGGTCTCAATTCGGCGGCCTTGGATTTGAGGCATATCGAATCGGCGGGAAACAACACCGTTTGGTCGTGGGAGATGTGCGGCTCCGGTCCAAGCGAATGCGGTTAACGCGGATGCGGTCATCAAACCAACGGAGGCAGGCAGATAGCACAAAAGTGCGTTCTTACCACCGAGTAAGTTTGCCATTGAGTCGGCATTGCCTTCATTTGCTGAGTTGATGACTGCTTTCGCAACCACAACTTTTTCAACTCCGAACAACGACGCCATAACACCTTCGGTCAAGATACCTTGCGAGGTGTATTTAATTCGGTCGACCAAATCAGGGTGCTCTTTCAAAGCCAAAAACACGTTCTCACCGAGGATGAGGGTGTTAGGGGTTTTGTATGCTTTTTGACGAACGACTCGTTTGGCTTCGTCGATGACTTGGATTGGGTTTGAGTTGGTGTAGTCGGAGAACTTGTGAGTTGAAGCTCCGAGAACGTCAAGACCCCAAATACCTGTGGTCCATGCGGCATCGGCGAAAAGTTTTTCTTTTCGGATTTGCATGTTGGCAGCCAAGAACTCGATGGCGTCTCGTTCAAGGTCCAATGGAGCATCAGCATTCGCCAAGGTGTCTTCGTCCAAATCGACGTGTAATGCGTATTTCTCGCACGAATACGTATCGTTCGATGGCGCGAAACCTGAACCTTCAGACTCTGCTCCGGAAGCTCGGCGTTTTGCGCCGTCCCGTGCCATGTCTCCAGGCGCGTATTTGAAATATTTGTCGGTTTGTTTTGAAACCGGCTTGACAGGCACGATCCCGGCGATGAAGTCGCCTGGATTTTGCATAAACGCTAACGAGAAGTCCGTTAACGCTTTGTCGATGTGAACTTGCGATTTTGTAGGCTGCATCGAATAATTCCTTTCTAGATCCTAGAGGTGGTTAGGCGTTCCGTGGTGGGTTTGCCAAGCTTACGATGGCGGACACGAGAGAACCTGCGTTGTCTCCGTTGCCATACCCGCCGTTATCGAGGGTGATACCACAGACGTAGAACCCTGTTGAAGTCCCGGCCACAATCGCTTGGGCGCGACCTGCGGTGTCGGTTCCGATCAACGAGTTCGCGGCGAGTGATGCACTCGAAACACGGAGCTTCGTTTGCCCTGAGATCGCAACGATGGCGTCTTCGGTTCGGGCTGGAGAGTTTTGCAACACACCAATTGGTCGGTCTGTCACGGCAGTGCAAGGAGCCACGGTTCGGTCCGACACCAATTTCACGAGGATGAATTGGGACGATGCGGCCGACATATCCGATGCGGCTGTGAACGTAGCAGTGATTAAGTTTTTAGATCCGTTTGCCAAGGTTTTACCCTTCCTTTCGGGTTAGTTGTTAGGCGTTCCCACGAAGGGCTTCCACCAATTCTGGATTCTGATTATATACCATTGCACGAGCCTGCTCGATGGTTTTGACACTACCGGAGGCCAATAACTCTTTAGCTAATTTTGAAATCTTAGCTTCGGGGTCCATATTATCATCATTTACAACGACACCTTTGGGTGCCATCTGGACAGCTTGCGCGTTCTGCATTAAGGCATTAGCGGCGGCCAGAACACATTCGATTTTAGCTGCGGCTTCTGGGGCAGATCGACGCATCGCGCGAATAGCTACTCCGGTGTCGTCGTTGACGCCCGGCAAAAATGCGTAGGAGGCTTTAACGAAGGCTTGAACTTCTCGGAGTTCTTTAGCGTCGAGTTCTTCGGCTAACTTCGCTTGAGCTGCGGTTGCTTCTGCTTTTGCTTGGGCGATGAGTTCCTCCGATTTAGCGGTTGCGGCCGCGACTGCTTCGGCCACAGCCTTGGCGATCATATCCGCTGGGTTAATGGACGCTTCTACTACAGGTGAAGCTTCCGGGGCCTCATTAGGGGCAGGCAAGACGGCATCCTTTTGCGGTTCCGCTTCTGGGGCACCTTCGGCATTTGGGAGTTGTGGTGTATCTGACATGCGTTCTCCGTGGTTAAAAGAGGCCATCGCGTATAAGGCTTGGGCCACACTCCGCATTTTAGACTGTTTTCCATCAGCCTTCGCGGTTTTGGTTTCCCCTATGATTGTATCAGCAAATCCGGCGGCCTTCGCTTCTTCTGCGGTGTACCAATAATCCTCACCGGATTGGAACATACCCCGGATTTCTTCTTCGGGTTTGCCCGTCTTCGCAACGTATATTTGGACCATCGCTTCGGCCCACTTGTCCATCACATCTGCCGTTTTTCGAAGTTCGGTAGCATTTCCTTTCGCGCCACCCCAAGGGGCATGAATCATCATCAACGATCCTGCATGCATTCGGATTTCGTCCGCAGCCATTGCTATGATGGAACCGGCGGAAATAGCCACACCATCGACGACAGCCACTTTACGGGCTTTGTGTGATTTCAGTGAATTCACAATCGCTAGTGCATCACTAACGGAGCCTCCGAACGTGTTGATACGGACGTTAATCGTCTTTACGTCTTCACCAAAGCTAGTGAGTTGCTTGGTGATGTTCTTCGCGGACACGGTGTTCTCATCGAACCAATTCTCTCCGATGTCGCCGTAAATCATTAAATCGACTGAGTCTTTTTTTGCCATAACGTGATTATATCCTATTCTTCTTCGGGTTCTTCTTCGGTAGGTTTCTCTTTAGGTTCGGTTGGCTCCGGTGGAGCTTCGGCCAAGCGTTTCGCTTCTTGTGCATCTTCCCACTCATCTTCTTCGATTGGAGGGAGTTGTGCTTTCTCCCGCAATCGATTTTCGGTGTTTAACGTCGGCGTGACGAATCCACCCGCGGCTGCTTGTGATAAGAAGATTCCCAGCTCATTAAGTCCGACTTCGGCGATTGGGTCGTGCTCCAGGCGCGGCCACAACTCGCTTGGCACACCGTTTAACCACATCAATTTCTCGATCTGTTTGTTCAAACCGTCTTTGATAATCCCGGCAAACCTTTCTAACGCGGCCTTGAAATTCGAAGACTTCTCAGCGGCCAAAGCGAACGAGCCTGTCTTTTCTGAACCGAGAAGCATAAACTCTGCGGCCAACACCATCATCATACGCGCGTCGTATCGGCGGATAACGGGGTCGGTAGACATCTGTGTTCCGGCGGCACCGACCAAAGTAAATTTGTATCCCGATTGTTTACCGGTCTCGTCTATTTCCGCCGGGGTCACCAATCCGGTGAGCCGGTCTTTGGAGATTAAAGACGCCAAACGTTCATAGGTAGCTCGAACGGCTTTTTCTCCCGCCGAAGCACTCGGGGACATGAACCTGGGTGGTATTTGGAAGTGTGGGAGGTTTACTAAGGACCTCACCAACCCGACGGCCTCTACTTCTTCGAGTCTTTTATTGAAATGCCAAGAACGAAATGCCCCCCTTAATAGGGATCGACCTTCGGGGTTATTCGCGAACGTCCTAGTTCGAAGGTGCATACACCTTTCGATTGGGAGGTAATGCTCTTTATACTCGGAATCAACTTGCCAACACCCTAAGATGTTTCCTTCTGAATCGATGTCCCATCGGTCTATCGTGGTTTGCTTGCGGGTAGATATAGTGCGCCATCCAATGCGGCCATCGGAATACTTGGACTTGAAGCGTGGGGAGTCCGATGTTACGGAACGTCGGTACTTGTAAACAATCTCCGACAAATCGAAACCATAGACCAACATACTCAATCGGTCCGAGATCATGTCGGACCAAGAAATCTCCATGTCGTCCATGCATTGCTTAATAAACAACGCCTCCGCTTTCGCGGCTTCGTCTTGGGAAG